TATGTTTTTTTTTGGGTAATGCAAGTGCGCTTATCCAAAATTTTTTCTTTGGTTCAGGGACGTCCGGTGATATCCCATTTTCCTTGTAATAATTCTGTACTGCTATCTGACCTTCAGGTAACCATTCCTTTTTAATTGGTTGAAAGTGGTGCCTACAATTATAACCGCCTCTTACAATATAGGGATTCCCCGGTTTCATCCCCTGTGCCCATTTTGCATTTTCCATGCGGAGTTTAGGCCACTTCCTTATCTGTTTATCATTGAACGCTTTCCCGGCACATAAAATACACCATGGTCTACTTGTCTTGATGATGTTCCCATAATAGAGGTAAGTGTTGAGATTAAATTGTTTTGCCTGTTCATGTTCAAAAGTTGCCCAAAATTCCATCAAACCATCATGCGCTATTTGATACGCATGTTTGGCGAAATTCCCGGTTAAATATTTCTGGACCCCTCCTATCAATTCGTTAAATGGCTGGCCACCAAGAATAGATTTATAAAGTTCGGAAGTGATATTAATAATAGTATCACGTCCTAGTAATTCAAGGTCACTTACCATGTAGTTTTGAAGTGATTTAACAACTGCCCGGTCCCTTTTTGTAAAAGTATCATCGAATCCAAGGGACCCCCATTGTTTTTTTAAAAATTCGGCAGCTTTTGTGTATTCATCGGAAAATTCATGTACTATCCCGAAATAATCTCTGAGTTGCTCCGTTAATTTAACAAGGGTATTACTTAGGAAAAGTGGCTCATCATCTATCTTACCAGTCTTTTTTAATTCTGCAACTTGACCTATGATCCTTTTTTCCAGGTAGTTTGTTGCTTTCTGAACACCATTTCTGAAAACGTCTGGAAGTGCTTCTATGTATTCCGTTTTCCGTTTAAGTGTACGCTCTAGTTTTTCACGCATTATTCGCCCGGTTTAACCTTCTGATTTTCAATTTCGTCCTCAATTTTTTTTAGCTTATCCGGGTTTAGTTTTGGTAGTAATCGTTTAGCAATGCGTTTTTTGATTTCCTGGTTGGCCGTCATCCCGAGTTGTAGTGTAACGGCCTTAATAGCGTTGTCTATTTCCGTTGCCAGATCATCAACATTAAAGTTATCCGGGTAATCAATATTTCCGTCCCATTCTTCCCCCTGGTATCGAGCATATAAGCGGAATATAGCGTTTTCTGCCGCTTCAACATTATTAGCTTTCTCTATTATGGCGGCCCCAAGTTCCTGAAAATCAATGGTCTTGGCATATCCAGACATGGCCTGTTTAGTGTCCCCGGTAACAACACCACCCATCATTGCCAGCCGGTATATCTCTTTTATCCTGCGCTCAAACCACTTTTCAGCCCTTTCAGCAGATCCCTTGGGCGCCTCAATCCACCTCCAACCACTATTCGGTTTGTCCGGGTCTCTCTCCTTGATCACACCAACGCCAACAATATCATCAGCTGGATTTGTTTTTTGCCCAGGTGGTTTTTCATCCGTCTCCAACATATTGAAACAACTGTATTTGAAATCCTCATCATCCCATGATGCGACATTAAAAATGGCCTTATTTATATATGCAATGTCATTTAGATCCGAGAGCCCTATCATCCGAATATCCGTTGGTCGATTATAGAGCAGCACAAAAGGTATCTCCCTTATTTCATTCAATCCCCCGGCAACCCTTCGTATTTGTTGTTGTCCACCAGCCTTGGCAACTTCATAAACCATCCATCTATCTGGCAAGTAAATTCTGTATCTTTCCGGGTCATCACTTTCTTTAATTTTAAGGTATGTGAGTCTTACCCTCCCATTTGGCTCTCTTGTGTATGCCCAGTCATAGATATCTGGCGGATTTACTATGTACGCATATGGTCTTATTCCAGCGTCAATTTCATCCTGTTTGCTGTTTAGTCCAATGGTAGAGCCCTTAGTGACGATAATTCCGACGTGGCCATAATAGCTGGCCCTTGTTGCGGCATCGCGCATAAAACGTTGGAGCGGGACACCATCATAAGAAACATCCTGTTTGAAGGCTTCAAGGGTCTTATCCTTTGCTAACCTGCCAAAATCACGTGTAACCCGCTTACTCATTAAAAAATTAATATATATATTTACTATCGGCCTGCAGTAATTAAAGAAATAAGCCAAGCCCCTCCTTGCCGCGTATTTCATTTCAGATTCAGCGGGTAACTTAATAAGATATCCTCCATCTAAGTAAATTTGCCCCCCGAAATATGATCGGTAAAAAAGATCCCATGCAGGATAAAATGTGCTGTAATATTGATGCGTTTTCCTTAATTCCTTAAGGTCTATCATGCAAAGCGCCTCACTGTCTTAGATTGTTGTGTTCGTTTAATTGGCCATCGAGCCCAAATGTAATACCCCACGGCGTCGCTAATGTGGGTTAACATTCTCTTATCAGGATCCCGGGTGTCTTTCTCAATAATCATCGTTCCAGGTTTATAACGTACACGCTCAAGGTCCCTTATGGTCATTTTACATTTAGGATTAATGAAGTAATGTGTTTCACCCTTGGCATTTAAAAGCCTTGCATTCACCGCGTTTACCCGGTCAATTTCAAGAGGGTTCTGCACATATTCGATTGATACCCTTCCATGGAATACCTCTGATAAGACCTCTTGCACAATAACCCAGTTAGTTCTCCGTCCGGTTGCCGATGATCTAGCACCGCCAGTAGAATCACCAAATACCCTTACTAAATGTTCGTGTTGGTTGTACCTTCTATTAAATTCACGGCAAATAAGCTCTGTAGTGCTATCTCTTTCAATAAAAATCTCGTCTATCTGGTAGGCATCGTCACCATATTCTTGGATTATTGCCGCAACACCCGGTTCAACATTAAAGTCTAGTGTAATTATGAGGTCTTTTTCCTTATTGTATTCAACTGGCCTTAAATTATAGTCGCGGCTGAATTTATTGTATGGCCTCCCGCCTCGTGAGAGTGCCCCAGGGATCCCCTCAAGGTAAACATCTGCGTAATCCTTGTCATAGACATTTAGGAGCCTGTCAACAAAGTCCGGTTGTCGTTCTAAAAGCTTGTAATTTTCGGATGTTTTTGTACGAATTAATCTGAAATATGGGGTTACTTCTAAACCCGCCGTTGCATCCCCTGTCCAAAACGTTTCATAGAGCCAACCTAAATTTTCTTCCGGGTTTGTTGTTAAAAACATCCGGTAGCGTTTTGGTATTTCAGGGTATCTGACTTGAAAGTCATAATCCAGCCTTCCTATGAGCATATTAAAGGTGTTCCTGGAAACCTGGGATGCCTCTTCAATATGAACCCATGAAAAAGATGTTGATTTAAGTCGTTCCGGATCTTTTAGATGCCTAAACCATATCTCAGACGGTGGTAAACCATCGCCCCAGTGGAAAATAAGCTCATCTGGACACCCACTCCAATTTTCATGGTGCCTGTCCTTTGGCGGTAGCCATTCGCGCGGTGTCAATTCTTTGTATTTTTGATATGTAGTGTCTTCCAGTAATGTATTTTCTGCAGCCCCAACAAGTCCCCGCGACCCTGGGTATATGTATGCTAATAATAACCCTAGTTGTACCCCTGCCTGGGTTTTACCTGCCCTGAAAGCCCCTGAAAAGCACGCGACATCCACTGGGTGATTATGCGGGACATGTACCAATTCAAGTTGTTTGGGCATAAATTCAAAACGAATATCCATCTAGTCATTACAGTATGGTTTTCGCCAAAAGACCGATAAGCGGGCCAAACTTATTTAAAAGCAATGGTATTGCCCGAGTTCCGAGCAAGATAAGGTTGGCTAAGGGTACATCTTTCCCTTTTATTTCAATTTTATCAAAGCCGCTTGCATCGAGAGTTTGAATGAGCAATTTTAAGAGTTCGTCGTTACTTTCAGCAAAAATATCCTTATCCCCGATCTTCATTGTGGTTATGCGTGCCCCTTCCGGGATGTCAAGATCAGTTTCTTTGGATTCAGTTATGGTGTATTGCACATTAATTTTCATTTCAGGACCCCCTCAAAAATTATTTCATATGACCTCCAGTAGCGCCATTCATCAACAAGGGTATCCGGGTTGGTTCCCTGGTATTGTGAATAACGTGCCCCGGCCAAATAAAGGAATTTCGCCACTAATTCAGAACAAACCATATGGCCAAAACCAAGATATTTTGCTAGTGGTGGTATAATGTGGAGCGGGAGCCGCCATAATGGATATAGTTTGCCGATTTCCCTCTTAATGCCCTGGAATGCCAAATGGAATGTTTCATGATTCATATACTTCCAGCGTGCTATGATAATTTTACGGCCATGGTAGGCACGATAAATATTCTGGGATCTCACAGTAAGAAGCGCCTCAAGCGTTGTGCCGTCCGGGTTGATTATAATTCCAGTGTGATTGTAGTAGGCCTCGTTGTCGTGGCTCCATATTTTTTCCACGAAATCAATAATCTTGGCGTCTAAAGCATGATTAGATGATGCAAAAACATCTCCATATTGGAGTTTAATGTTATATTGTTCAGCTTTATTCATTTTTTTCTTTTACGCCCTCTCCTTTTGGATTGACTCGCCTTGATTGCTCTCCCTTGGCGCCCGGCCTTGGCCTTAGCCCCCTTTCCTCAATATACTTTCCCGTGGGTTCCCCATTGGTAGCATTTACCCTTAATTAAATGAATCGGCATTTTAAAACCCCTCTTTGATATTTATTTCCCCTTAATATACATCCATGCAGCGCCGGCAAGCCCAGTGGCTATTGTAGCGGCCTCTTTCTTCATTTCAAAGTGTGCCAAAAGTGCAATAACCCCAATAAGCATTGCAAAAAGAAAGAGGTCATCAGCCCGTTTCCATTCTATCCCGCTGAACATTTTATAAATGGCATCCGAAATCTTATGTCCCTGCCTTCTTCTCTTAGAAATTATTTCTTTCATTTTTTCTCCTTTAAAATAAAAAACCCGGCTTTACCCAGGGGAGCGGCCAACCTCCCGCGCTATAATGGTAAAACCGGGTGTGGATATTGCTTATATTTCAGAATAAAATAAATGGTGGCCGATTTGCCCGAGAAACTTTAGTTTTTCCTTCCACGCAGGTTTAGCATCAATCCTACAATAATGAGTCGGACATCCAAGTCTATCTTGTATTTTCCCTAGATAGCAAAATATTGCTATTTGACGGCATTGTTCCCATATTTTATCGTCACATCCCCTTTCCCTGCCAAGTTCCATCCGTTCTATCCTGTGGGGTTTAGTCCAACATTCAAATTGAGCAATTCCGTCATGTGTCGCCCTTAAAATAACCTCCCTCCAATTTCTACCCCACCACCTTGGATGATCAACCCTGGTCTTAATAGTAATAGCAACCCCAGCCTTCCCACCCCAGGGCTCGCCTTCTGCTTCACCGAGTATCGTTGCAGTTAAAAGGTCTAATTCACTCCAATGTTCAAATCCCTGGATTAATGAATATAGCATCCATCCTCCGGTACAATGGTTTTATCTAGTGCAATTACAATCTTGCGTATCCGTTTCCCTGGATCAAAAGCACCAACTTCGTTATGGTCCCCAATAACGTCATGTGTTTTAAGGATACTCGCTAGTGTTTCTATAAACGCATCAATAATAAATGGTTCCCCGTAATTTGCCTGTGAAATAATCCCACCAAGCTCAAACAAACCAAGTTCAACCGTATCGTCTTTTCTCTTCAAAATAAAAATCTCCGTCTTTCAATCTTCACAAAAGGGGTCCATTTATAACCACGCCAATAAATTCTAGTCCGGATAAAATATCGTCCGGCACAATGGTTCCAGGAATCAAAATTAAGCCAGATCATTCATCCTCCCATATCTATCGTTATAACTTCTCCGGGCGCACACCTATGAAGTAAACGTTGTTAGTTTGTTCTGGTTCCTCTCCATCACCAACGCCATCTTCTAATCCTCTTAAGAGTCCCTGCAACACAAAAAGCTGACGCTGGTATTTCCCTATTTCCTGGATTAGGGTTGAAATAACCCCCGCCATCACCTTTTTGGATGTCTGTATTTCAACCCGTTGATCTCCGGTTTTTGGATTTGTGACTATCTTCTTTTTTTCAACTTTGTGCCCGGTCAATTCATCCTTAAGTTGTTTTCTGAGAAATTTAAGATGTTCCTTGGTTCCCTCAATCGCATCTTTGAGTTGTTCTTCTTTGGTAAAGTCTAATGATTGTTTCCTAGCCCATGCGAGAGCACGCCGGTAGGTAGATAGATTGATGTTAAGCATCTCGCATATGTCCTCGGTCCGTATACCGCTAATATGTAGGGCATAAATGCGAGCATACTTATCTTTTGTACTCTTACGCATAGCCATATTTTTTTTAATCGTGTCAAAATAGAGTTGGAGCGGCCATATTGGAGTTGAACCAATCGAGCATATCTGGTCAATATACCCGCCTTCCCGGTGGCCGCCCTATAGTGCTTCAAGTGTTTGATTTAACTCTGCAAATGCAAATTCTATGAGTTGCCATTTGTTTGATTTTTTAATAACGTCCTTTTTAATTGCTTTTTCTGTTACAGATTCTACCAGACGTGCAATTTCTTCTGGGATCTCAAATGTTCCGAATAGGTCCGGAAGTGCGACCCAGTTTTCACCTGACTCCCCTGCAAGAGCATTAAGTTTATATCCTGCAAGCTCAAATATTTTCAGTAATGCCATGGAATTATTAAGAATATTAAAATTTTTCTTAATAGATTTAATGAGGTTGAAAAAAGTCTCATAATCTTTGTATTTTAGGACCCAGTTTTCATCCTCATGGTGCGCGTTAAGCACGCTCTCAAAAACTTTTTCGATCTCTTCTTTTTCTTCAGGGAAAAATTCAAGGGTCACCGATTCAAAATCAAGTCTCGTCTCCTTAATTGTATCGTATGTCATTTTCTCAAGCTGTTTTAAGGTCTCATCATCAAGTCCCGTGGCTTCTTTTGCAGTTATATCTTGGATCTCGTTGTATAGTTCAGCAAGGACAACCATGTCATCCTTGCCGACAATTGCATTATGGGCAAGTTGCTTACTGATAATCTCATCTCGTGTAAGTTTCCTGGTTGGGTAAATAACCAGGATTTTAGGGACCCCAGCGTTAATGGCCGCTTCAAGCCTGTGGTTCCCGGATATAGTTCTATATTTCCCTTTATCTTTGTAACAAAAAATTGATGATTCAAGAAAGCCAACCTGTTCAACATTGGATTTCAGCCGCCTCATTGTGGCGTCATCCATGTATCGAGCGTTTTTCTCCGCGTATTGGATTTCCCCGGGATCAACTAGGTCAATATGGAATCCGAGTCCAGTTTGATCCAAGAAATTGTTTAATTTCTCTAACGCTGATACTGCGAGTGCTTCTGCAGCCATGTTTTTAGCACCTTTTTTAATGGTCCCTGGCACCCTAATGGTGCAATATAATTAAGTTGGCCCTCTTGTCTTTTTTCTAATTTAAAAGGTCCCCTATATTTCATCGAAACCGGTTTGTTTGTAAATGCCGTGGTTCTCAGGGTTGTAAATTCTTGCAACTTCTCGCGCTCCATAAATTCCTTAATTTCCGTCGAGAGGGACACCATAACAATAAGTTTAGAGAGCCTCTTATATCGACTATACGGGACCGCGAAATCTGAGTTGAGGTAAAGCATATGGCGCGAAGAAGTCCCATAAGCTATTATGTCCACGGCTATACAACCGATCAATTTACCATCAAGAGTGATTAAAAAGGGTACACCTGCATTCGATACTTTTTTAACACCTTTGATGAACATAAAGCGATAATGATTAAAAATGTTCGCCGTTGTTTTGTGTATTTTTAATTGGGAATGTCTTGTTATCTTGTCATGGTAATTAATAAGCGGATATTTAACTATTTGCTCATTCAGCTTGTCTTTATTCACATATGTTTTTGGGTTAAGATCTGAGAAAACATATATCGTTTTAAATCCCCGGTAATCACACTTAGCGGCTATCTCTTCATCAATTTCCCTGTCAGATATAAAAATATAGTTACCACGCTTCTTAATTTTCGAAAATAATTCGCAATAACCATCCTCGTCCATTATTGCGTAATCCGGTTTATCCCACTCAACAATTGATTCGAGAAAATCATATATCTTTTCGTACCCGCCTTTGTATGTTGGAGGGGACGCAATAATGACAGCTTCATCCGGAATATTGTCAATAAAGTCCCTTACGTCACCCTGGAAAAATGAATCAATTCTAATGTGTGGCCTGATTTCTTTTAAGCGGTTATGGGTTGTCTCGATATTTTTTAGGAGTTGTCGTCTATATCCATTGAACATCCGTCTGGCATATGCGTTTTTACTCTTAGCGAATGCTCCAAGTGCAGTGAGGTTAATTATGGCTGCAGCCTGTTTGTTTGAATCTAATAATGGTTGAAGAAATTTGTATTCCTCATTTTTAATCCTCATTGGTAACCTGGATCCCATGAAAAAAGCGGCAAGAGTGCATGTGTATAGTGATACGTCGTTAGAATTGATTGATTTCGGTTTCGCATATCTCGTAAGAGTTTGTTCAATCGTGAAATTCCCAGAACACCCAATATAAATATCACGATCATTAAACATCTTTCCGTGCGTTGCCAGGAACCTTCTAATTTCAGCTTTAATCGCCCCAATGAACATAATAAAAAAGGACCTCCTTATATCAGGTGATCCTTAAATATCTCCCTTCCTTTTCCAGGAATTTATTTCTGTCTCGATAGTCTCCCCAATGGGGTAATATGCCAAACAGTATGGCCCCTAGAGTTTAGAAGCTTCCCTATTTTATAATATCGGTGGCATGTTTTATGGTCTGACTCAAAGCACAAAAAACATATATTAATTTCATCTCTTTCGATTTTCTTTATATATGGTTCAAGGGCTTCTTTATTAAATTTCCCAAATCCTCCCAATTTCCGGCCATTGTAATAATACTTTATACCCCTCTTCCCCAGGGCATCCCTCAAATTATCTGGTCTCCAGGTCGGGTTTTTTGAATTTGGTTTAGATCTGACATCAATTACAATATCAATTAACCATTTTTCAAGATCATCAATTAGGTCTTGGAGTCTTCGTTTTTGATATCCTATAGTGTAGAACATTTTATCTCCTTTGTATTTATACTAATATATTAGTACAAAAGAGTCAAGCATTTTATCCTATTATTGTAAATTTTTTCATCGTTTCAACAAATGGGATTAAAAGCTTGATCATCACGTCTCTAAAATCGACATCATTTTGTTCTTGAAAAGTATTCCGTCCCTTACTGTGTACTTCTGTATGACACATCCGGCAAAGCGGCACGGTTTCATAATCGCTTCCACCTGCCCCTTTTGATCTGACATGGTGTGGGTCACTTGGTCCTGATCTTCCACACACACAACACGGTTGGCATCTAATGTAGTCAAGATAATCTTTGTTCGTAATTCTTTTTGACTTCTGCAATCTCGTGTTGAAGGTTTTCAATTTTCTCCTTACAATTTTGCCTACATTCATCACGTTCCCTGAGATACCTTTCCTCTGAAACATATTTTTCAGTCATAACAAGTGTGAAGGTATTAAATTTAGTTAAAATTTCATGGGTAAATTCATTAATAGCCCTTTGCATATCGTCTAGCATCTGATAGATGCGCTTAACTTGGAAAATAAATAAGGCCATGCAGGCCCCAAAAACCGCCAATCCACTTACAATCCCATGAATAATCCCGTTTGTCATGCCACACCCGAAATATCTAATTTCCCCCCAGATCTTATGATTCGAAAAAATTCTATCCGTCTAGTTGCTTGCCCGTTATTGAGCCCATGTAACCTTATACTAACAGCGGAGCACTCAGCCTGGGGATATCCCTTGGCTTCTGCATAACTCCCGTCATATGTCATCATGGAGCCACAAATACATACATGCTGTAAGTGGTCCCTGATTTCACATGATGTTTGTTGTCCCCTTCGGCGCCTGATTATAGTAGGGCATTTTCTTACGCGCGTGAAATGCCGTACCACATGGGAATGTCCCAGGCAATATATGTCACTCATTGGGAGTCCAGCCGCAATTCTATCTGCAGCATTAATTTTGGCTCCCTCCGTATATCCTCCCCCGGTCCCATGATGAAACCCTGCCATATAGGTAACTCTGCCAATTTTAAAAAAACCAGCTCCTTGGTATCCGTGAAATGGAAAATTCAACTGCCTCGCTATTTCCTCACCAAGGTAAATATCGGCTTCCCTGGTTAATCTTTGGGAATGATTTGAATGGACCCAACCCAATATTTTTCCGGATTCTGCCAATGGTTCCAAAAGGTCTAAAATCCTGTATTTTTGCGCGCGAGGACTTAAATATTGCCCAAATATATTTCCAATGGAGTTTCTTAAAGTACATTCCATTAAGTCATCCAGGACGTAGCAGTAACACCGATCATTTTTAAGGACATGTTTTACTAATAATTCGATAAAAGATTCATCAACAATCTTCCCCTCATAGCCCCCAGCCCCGATATGCCAATCAGTAAAAATCACCAGGTCAATAAATGGGGCATCGAAGTCATAATAAAATGGCTTCACTCTCCAGCCTCTTCCAGTATGATAATTGCGAAAAGCGCGTAATTAGCAATATCTAAGAGAGTGTCTTTAATCGACTCATCTTTTACCTGTGGCTGAACACCGGATGCAAGACGGCAAATCCTACTCCATTTATCGGACATCCTTACGAGGACCCCCTTAAATGGGTCAATGCCAATTTTTTTACATTCTAACAAATTAGCCAAGGGAGTCTCATTGCCAGCATAATCATTATTTTTCTTGTCGTGGATACGCTGCATCTCCCCAATAAGCTCATAAAATCGTGGATGCCCCGGTCTGTCTTTCTCCATGTTGTTCATCCTTCGTTTTGGTAAAAGATAAGATAAGCAAAAATCAGAGGTCATAATCTAAGGTGCCAAGTGCCCACAAAAAGGGCATATATCATCATTTATATTAATAAGTTCCCCGCACCATGGGCATGTTGCCCGGTAGGTAATGTCTGGGGCCTGTCCGTAATGGTCTAAAAAAATAATTTGACATGGAAAATCTAAGAGGTTTTTTACCATTATCAGTCCTAATTGTACCGTTCTGGTACATATTAAAATAAAAAAATGGGTCTTTTTCCCCTGCTCTAATTATAGTATAGCAGAATCATCCTTATTATAGCCCTATGGGTATTAATTTTTATTTGCAATATAATCAAAGAGTTGACCCATTGAGTTAAATTTTTTCTTAATTTTCATCCTCTTGGTTAAGCAGTTAACGCATTTCATCTGCCATGCACTTCCCAATTTTTTCTTAATCCTGTTAAATTCTCTTGTGAGTTTTTTTGTTTCAGCCATTAACATATCTAAGTCATTTCTATATTTCTCCGCCTTTTTCTTGCACTCCACCCTATATTCCCCGGTATTCGTTCTGTCTTCCGCACACAGCGAAAAATGCACAGCCAATCCGCTTAGCCTCTCAATAGCCAGCTCCAATAATCTTATACTTTCCAATACCTGCCACTCCTTTGTTGACAATGATTTGTTAAAAAAAATATCAATCATCAAGTAATTAAAAAATTTATCGCTCGAAAAGCGTTTATCTCCAAAAACCGTTGAATATTTCCTTGTGCTATCGTCTATAGAAAGAGGGTATTTAGATCCGTTTAGGGATATTGGGTTAAAGTGGGTCTGGATTTTGAGTTGTGCCGGATTAGAATAAAATGCCTTACATCTTCTGTGGATAGCTATCATTTCATTAATATTCACGGGCTTCATAAAACCTCCGCAAAAAAAGACCCGTCCGCACGGGACGGGCTGTTTATTAGTCTCAAGTTGAACATTCTTGGTTTATAAGACAATAATCTATCTTATTTGCGCTCGTAGATCTTGTCCATTCATTCTCAATATCCTCCAGAACGTCCCAGAGTTCCGGTACGTCCTTGAATGCCCTTAGAGCAAATTTAATTGCTATCTTTAGTTTTTGGTAGTTCTCCATTTTTAGTCGTGCCCCCTGTCCAATCAATCCCGAGTAATAGAATTTGATGTTTTCCATTTCCGTATTTCTTAGCCGCCTCTAATGAATCGAAAACTGGCGCCACCCCAATCATTCCTTCTGCCCATTTCATGTCGATGTCAATTTTAGCATCTCTAAGACCTATGGGGCGTTTTTCTTCCAAGACGCCTACCAGAAAAACGAATCCATCATCTATTTTATTTATTTCTTTTTTCTCTTTCATAATCTCATCCCATTCCTTTGATTGTACTTTTTATCTGTTGAGCCAAAGCCATTGATTCCCCTTCCAGTTAAAGGCAGTTCCCCATTAATCCATTCAGGGTAATAGACCTTGGCAAAAATAAGTTGTGCAATTCGTTCACCTGGATTGATTGTATATACCTTCTTCCCTGCGTTATATAGAATTACCTTAATTTCTCCGCGATAGTCACTGTCAATCGTCCCAGGTGAATTTAGAACAATGATGCCATGTTTAATGGCAAGCCCCGATCTGCTTCTAATTTGAGCCTCATATCCCTTACCCATTGCTATGTGAAGGCCAGTCCCAATTAGCAGTCGCTCACCTGGCATAATTAATGTCGGATGTTCCAAGGTTGCTCGCAAATCGTAGCCACTTGACGCTTCTGTTGCTCTTTCTGGTTTTATTCCCTTGTAGATAATTTCCATAATAACCCCCGTCTAATTGTCATTAAATCGTAAAACATTCAACCATACATCAGCCATATTTATAGCATCAGCAAGGTCATGGTCTTTAATTTCTTTCCCAATCAGTTCACTCGCTCTAATCTTTGAGAGTTTTTTTAAATCATTTCTACACATCCTTTTACCTCGTATATGTAAAGCTTTAGTCTGCCATGTTTTAGGGTGAATTATCTCAATCGGGACACCCACTAGCGCCGCTATAGCTTGTATTTCAGCCCTACACTCAATTAATGAGGTAATAGAGTTAAAATTTATTCCCTTATATTGATCTTCTATAATTATTTGTGCATCATGTTCCTTGGCATAATTCATTAGATCGTAAAGTGAATCATAATATCCCTTCTTACTTCTGCTTAATTTAAATGCCTTTTTAAATTTACCCTTATCAAAAATTGCTACTGCGGGAGTTTTTTTACTTGGATCTATCGCTATTATCATAAGCCACCTGTCCCGGTTCGGTACTGTTTTTGGTAAAAAAATTATGATGATTCTATCATCTGCATTCTTCTATCTATTGTGACCGGCTCTCCCAGGAAGTCCTTCAATATGTCACACAAAAGGTCTTCATCCTGAAAGTTATATTTAAATTCTTCGCCATTTAAAATTATTGTTATCGTTTCCGGCCTTTTATATTCCTTGTGCATGTCAACGTAAAAGAAATGATATATTGCCCCTTGTTTAAGGTCCCTACCGTTCATAAAATAGTCAATCCAACATTGGTAAAAATAATTCTCCCGCTTCCGTCCCGGCATATTGCATATTTCCTGGCAATTTATTCCATCATAGAGCAAAAATGCTCGTGGGCAATATCCAACAACCCTTCCGATGTATTTTGCCATTCGGATCATTGCATCATGTTTCCGGGATTCGAAACATTTATTGATTAGGTCCCCGGCCAAACCTGAATATGGACTGTTACAATCCTCAAATTTATCGGTTCCATGGATATCTTCTGTCATAATCTCTCCTTTCTTAAAATGGGATATCATCATCTGGGATATCGTCTGGGACGTTATTGTCTTCATTCGGGCTCGCATTTGCTGGGCTTGATCCAAGCATGATCAATTTTGTCCCGACAATCTCGGTTGAGTATTTCTTATCCCCTGATTGAGTTTCCCATTTCCTTGTTTGTAATTTACCTTCAATAAAAATCTGGGATCCTTTTTCAAGGTATTCTGACGCTATTTCAGCTAATCTCCCCCACAAGACGATTTTATGCCATTCTGTCCGGTCAATCCATTCGCCGTTGTTGTCCTTATAACCTTCGTCTGTAGCCATTGAAAAGTTGCAAACTGCTGTGCCGCTAGGGGTGTATCTAATTTCCGGGTCTTTCCCCAATCTTCCGATTAATTCTACTCTGTTTAATGTCCGAGCCATAATTACTCCTTTCCTACGATTTCTAATAATGCTTTTTTAATTGCTATATCCTTTACCCTTAAAATTTCATTTTTCCCCCATGAATTTTTACTTGAAATTTCTCTGTCAAAAAGTTCTTCGAATCGTTTAATAAAATCATTCATTTAATCACCACCTTTCCTTATGTATTTGCATTTTAAGCTACACCTAAAACCCTTCCAATTGCGTTTTGCTGCGCGCGTCAAGCATTTTTCGTAATTTTTACAGTCGAAATTTCTCCTTAAGTCTCCCTCATAAGTTGGCCTTGGTTTCATAATATCTCCAATCTTTTCCTAATTTTTTTAAGGGTCCTTTTTATGTCACCCCCTTTCCCATTTCCATTTTTAAGTAAAGTCTTTAAATGTGATTCAAGTTTTGAGTACATTGCGCATGAATCAATACCAGCCTCATCACAATCGTTTAAAAATAGTTCTCCCGTGATGTATTGTTCTGCATCCTCAAAAATTCGATGTGGATCATCATTGCCGATAAAAGAAAGTTCCCCGCCGCTTAGATAATCCAGGTAGTCTTTGAGTGCCCATTTTATAATGCCCATAATAAGTGCCCGCCTTTGTCTTGAATAATCATATTTTATAGCGTCAACATATCTTGGATTTAACTGTTCCATCTTTATGTCCCCCATATAGTACCAGATCGGTACATTTAAGCAACTTAAAAATCGTGGCCCAATACGAGGTTTTTAAAACTCGTCGTCTTCTCATGAAAAAATAGTCTAACCGTTCCAGTCGGACCGTTACGATGTTTTTCAATAATTATTTCTGCAATCCCCTTCTCCGGCGTGTCATCGTGATAGACGTCTTCCCGGTATATAAACATAACAATATCTGCGTCCTGCTCTATGGCTCCCGATTCTCTTAAATCAGAAAGTTGTGGTCTCTTGTCTGTTCTGCGCTCCAACTCACGGTTAAGTTGAGATAAGAGTATTATTGGGATATCTATTTCTTTTGCTATTGCCTTTATCTGTCTTGAAAGTTGGCTTATCTGTTGCTCCCGTGGAATTTTCTCATCTGGTTTCATGATTTGCAGATAATCTATTATTACTAGCCCGATTTCGTTTTCAGCCTTCATCCTTCTTACCTTTGCCCGGATATCTAGGGCTGAAATATATGGCCTATCATCAATCATCAGATTAAGTTTGCCTAATTTTTCCTTGGCCATTTTAATTTCGGCCATTTCATCTTTACTTAGATAGCCAGCCCTCATCTTATGCGAGTCAATCCCCGTTTCCCCGCTAAGCAGGCGTGTCCCGAGTTGTTCAGCACCCATTTCCAGAGAAAAGAAAAGAACCGGGGTATGTTCAGAAACGTTCCTTGCTATATTTAAGGCAAAGGCTGTTTTCCCCATTCCCGGCCTTGCCGCCAAAATGATAAGGTCCTGGTCCTGAAATCCGGCTGTGAGCCTATCAAGATCTGTAAATCCACTCTGGACCCCGGTATAATCGCCTGTGTTTGCCCTAACAAGATCTATTTTTTCAACTGTTGATCTTAATATTTCCTCGATGTCCCTAATCCTCTCTCGGTCAATTTTCTTTTCTGCAATATTGAAAATTGCCTGTTCAGCCGCTTCAATCGTTTCTTCTATATTTGTTTCATTATCCTCAATCCATGATTGTATCAAAGTGCAAGTATTTAGAAGTTCCCTTAACAGGGCTTTTTCACGTATGATTCTGGCGTACATCTTCGCATTGGTGCCCTTAATCCCAGCCGCTAATTGTGCTAGATAACCAGCACCACCGATCTTTTTTAGTTCCCCATTGTCCCTCAAAAAATCAACCAGGGTAATGATGTCGTGGTCCTTGCCAGTCTCAAACAATTTTATAATTGCCCTGTAAATCTTGTAATGAGATTCCTTGAAAAATTCCCAACCTTCTATTTCATCTATGGCATCATAAATAGTGTCATTTTTACTTATTAATAAGCCAAGTAAAGCCTGTTCTGCCTCGATATTTTTAGGGATATTTTTCATTTTTCAACCCCTTGTTCATAAAGTTTAAAAAAATCATTCCGTCTAAAATTAATTTCCTTCTCTGTCATTTTACCGAGTGATGAAATTCCACCCATCGTTTCTATGATATCTTTAGTGTATGGGTCTAATTCTCCATGCCCCCTAATTTTTAGCATTACTTTTTTCCACGCTTCTTCCGCTTCGGCCCTCGTGTGGATTTTGTGTTTTCTGTTCCCGTTTCCGCTATCCTGGGCTTTTGCCAACCAGCTATTAATATGCCTGTTAATCCCGTTCGGGGTTTTCCTTCTGGTTGGATTAGCAATATTCCATGCAACTAATTTCCGTATCTCTTTTTCCACGTCGATGCCTGGGTATAGTTCCTGCCAAGTGTTAATATCTTCAGGATAAATTTTATGTGTACTCTTATGTTTATCTTTAGTGCCGACAAGTGGAATTTCAAAGAGTGGTTTTGCTGGTGGTTGCTCGGAATGATTTTTTTCGTTCCGAGCAAAAATATTTATTTCTGTTTCTGTTTCTGTTTCTGTTTCTGTTTCTGTTTCTGTTTCGTCCGAATTTTTTATATTTTTTTTATTTTTTTCTAATTTTTTTTCTGAAAATTTTAAATTTTTTATTTCTTCTGGTGGTTCTGGATTTCTTTGTTTGGAGGGTTTTTGAATTTTTTGAAATTTTAAAAAGTTGACGATGTAGTAATATGTTTCGTCATTGTGTTGAAATCTTCTAATCATTCCTATGTTAGATAATTCTTCTAACCATTTTTCAAATTGATTTATTTTAATTTCGTATTCATATGGGAATATCATACTTCTTAGCCATGCCGGATGTCCTTTCACGACTCCATAATCATCCGAGTTAACCCATAATCCAACAAAAACTAGCCTAGCATCACGAGATATCTTAGCTAGTTTTTCATCATTAAAAAATTCCGGTTTAATTATCCTGGATCTTGCCATGACTTTCCCCTTTTTATATCCAGGGTGGGTGTCTCCCACCCCGTGATATTTTTATTTTGATAATTTATCCTTCATTTTATCTTTGGCTTTTGTTATCGCCGTCATCTGTCTTTTGGTTAATGTTTTCTCCCATTCGTGGAAATGGTTGTTCCAATAAGCCTGCAGCTCCTCTAAATTTTTGCATGCGTATATTTTTTTACTTATTTCTGCCGGCGAGGGGTTTTTGTCTGGCTTTGGTTTTTCTTCTGATTGTTGGTTCTCTTTGGGTAATACCAATCTTGTGATATCTGGCATAATAGCGTATCCATATATCCCCTTCTTTTTATCGTTTATCCTAATATGTCGGGTATCTGGTTTTTTTTCGACGACAGCCACAAACATTGGGTCTAATTCATAGAGATATCTTCCCATTCCCCATTGCACTGCTGCCCTTTTCATGGAGTCTGAAAGTCCTCCTTTTACGGGCTCTATGTCTGTGTTTTCCGCTCCATCCCATTTTGTAATCCATTCGTTTTTGATCTTAATGGATATTCCGCATAAAACGCCGCCATCCGGTCCGGGCATAAAATCATTTTTCCAATTTTCCGGCCCACATACTTCATCCAACCGGTTTTGAATAGCCCTGTTTTGGATATATGGAACCAATAGAGCCCAGCATTTTCCATTATTTTTTCCAAGTTGCTGAACCCTCCATTCAACTTCATCTTTTCCAAAAGGTTCTTTTAGTTTTGATAAGTCCATAGTTATTCCTTTCTTTATTTTTCTAGATAGTAACGATATGGTTTTATGCTTTTGTCGATTCTTATCCCCTTAATTACGCCATCCCTTATGTATTTTGCTATTGCAGCTCTAGCGGTATTTTCGCAATTGTAGTGAGTTTTTATAGATGACATAATTTCATTTAAGGTGCTCCCTGGTCTCGCTGAGAGATAAGCATACAGACTAGCAAGTGTGGCCTTAAATGGAGTGAAATAATTTCCGTCTTTAGTTCCGGCCTCACTGTGTTTCTGTTCTCGGTGAAGTCTCTTCAAAATCCAGTTTGCCTTGATTTTTCGGCGTATTTGTGGTGCTAGAATGCAATTAACCTTCCCATAATCGCTTACATAAAAAAGCCCTATTCCGTGAGATTGAAGAAAATCTTTCGCTGCGAAATGGTAATATCTCTTCCATAAGCATGCCGGTGTTCCGACTGCAACGCTTATGTAATGAGCGGGGTAATATCTGTATATTCTAAAAACCTGGTCTAATAGAGATAGAGACATTCTTGTCTTAGTTTCGATTATCCATATAAGCGGAAGGTTGACTGCAACGATATCTGCCTTTGGGGCTCCTTCCGCCCAATCTCCCAGACACACTTCCTTATAAACGTCCCATTCGTTCTCTGTTAACCATCCTACAACTGCTTTGGCAATTTCACTCTCTTTCATATCCGGTCCTTTCCGTACCGCATTGGTACCTTATTGAATAAAAAAAAGATCCTCTTCTTTTCCAGTTTCTTCATAATGTGAGCAATAAGCGCTAACCGGGCAATAGTTCTCACATCTTCTCCCTTTCCATGATTCATAATCCGAGCATCTATAAGGCATAACCTCATTTTGTAGTGCCCATAAAAGATCATCGGCTTTTGATTTGAAGTAAATAATAACATCATTATCGTTTATAAACGGAATTGGAATTAAATAAATGTTCTTATCAATGCCACGTTGTTTAGCAATGTAGGTTCCTCCATCTCTTACTGTTGCCTGTATCTGCATCTTTTTGACCTTAAACCCGGCTCGTTCAAAAAAGATTCGATACATGTTCAACTGCATATCCCAATCAAAACCATCTCTCGTTTCCGGCCTTATTTCAAATGAAGTAATTTTTCTAGTTTTGGGTTTTCCCTTATTTTTACCTGACTTCAGTATAAGTGGTGTGCCATCTGGCCTTAAAATTGGTTCTTCCCGGGTTATCTTGACAATCCCAACCACTTTAGCAACTTTATAACTTCCGCTCGTTTTGTAATCAGTTAATATTTGTGATTCTGCGTCATAATGATCCGCTATCCCGCTAATACCAAATTCTGACATTCCAACCTCTAAAAGTGTTGGTGTGTTTATGAGATTTTTTTCAAGTTTGAGGTGATGTTTTGTTCCCAGGAGTGAAAATGCTTGATCCTGTGGGTCGATTGCATAATCTTTCCTGATTTCAAGGTATGCCTGGCGAGTTCCTTTTAGGAGTTGGGTCACGCTTGGTACGCCAGTCCATTTTCTTTCCCTTCCTATTTCCATTAAGGTTTCAATGGTCATACATCTTTGGTGCATTCTACATTTTTCATAACATTCGTTGATTTTCGTCCATTGCCCATCAGGACAAATAAACCATTTAGCAGGCATTTTAACTGCTCCTTTCTGTACCGTTATGGTACGGTTAAGGTTAAAAAAATAAAAGAACCAAGTACTTAAATACTAACACATTAGTACTTGCCGTGCAAGTGAAAAATGGTATAATAGCTGCTACGGAGGGTTAAAAATGTTAAAAAGTAGAGTTAAAGAAGTTATGGAAAAAAAGGGTTTAACGTTTTCCGATTTAGAGAAAAAAACCGGGCTAGCCCGCGAGACAATTAGGCGTGCCCGGAATGAAAAAATTTCTGATTGTTCATTAAAAACTTTATATAAGATTGCTCTGGCCCTTGGTGTTAAAGTCCAAGATCTATTCGTCCAAGACTGATTCGATCGCCTTAAAGATCTCATCCCACTTACTTTCTTTTTCAATGGCTCTGTCTATAATTGAGCCTCCTTTCATTAGAAATAAGGCAAATTTACTTAAATCGTCTGGCGTTTCAAATTCTTTGTCTAAGATCGTGTTAGCATGTTTATTTATTGCGGCCATAAACCCCTTGTCTCCTATGATCTCGCGAAGTGCGGTAGAGAGTCTATGAAAAACGTTGAAAGTGAATGATCTCCCCGGTTTATTTCCCCTAAAATCACTCAACCTGGGTCTAACAAGGCCCGCCTTCTTTGCCCATATTGTATCTGAAATCTCATAATCTTCCGCCGTCCTGTCAAGGATCTCAAATAATGCCTTATGGACCTCCCAATTTGCCATATCCTTTCCCCTTTCTTGCGGTTAACATTTTAATTAATGTCCTAACTACAATATACTAAGATTTTAGTATATTGCAACTTCTAACCACAAAAAGGGTTGACATGTCATGTCTAGGTGGTGTACCATTTAGGTACAGGCTAGAAATTATCACAAAACTAACATTAAAGCAACTTTTTATGGGTCCATATCTCACAGCCAAACAGGCCGCAAAATATATTGGTTATAGTCTCCAGGTTTTTTATAAACTTGTTCGAGATTATCAAATTCCTAAATATGGACCATCCCGTAATCGCTATCGCCAATTGGATCTTGACAATTTTATGGAATCCCCCTATTGTTTCATTCAATGCAATCATGCCCATTCTCAAAAAACACCTGATTTGCTCGATTTAATTGATCTATGAGTGTTCATCAAAAACCAGACGGACGTTGGTATGCAAGCTATCGTGATTCGTCCGGGAAACAGCGAACTAGGACTTTTGGTCGTGGTTCCGGTGCGAAAAAACTTGCCCAAGCTTTTGATTTTGAAATAAAAGCCAAGAAAAAACTTGGCAGGCAAGTTGGAGCTACTGCATCGACAAATTTTGTCGCTTTGACAGCAGAATATGTCAAAAATTGTCAAGCTAATGGAGGGTCTAAAAAATATATTAAAGAACTTGTAAATTTGATTCGTAATCATATAGCTCCCATCCTCCCCAATAAACCCGTCGATCATCTTACGTATAAAGATGTAATGAGAGTCGCTGAATATTATAAAGACCGTAGTCAATCCACTAGGAATAGGTATTTATCCTATATGAATGCTATTTTTAATTTTGGAATTAAACATGGATTAACACACAATAATCCCCTCGCGACGTGGAAAAAAGCAAAAGAAGTGCCAAGACAAACACTTCTCACTGTCCATGATCTTCAAAAGATATATAAACATGCCGCGCCTCATCTTAAATGGGCCATAGAAGTCCAGTGGAATCTTGGGACCCGTCCCGGCCCCAGTGAGCTTTTCTCTATTCGCTGGGATCAAGTTGATTTTGAAGCCGGGGTGGTCCGTGTGTACGGACGAAAAACTAAAACGTGGCGCGAGGTTCCTATAAGAGCGACGTTCAGACAAAGGTTGCTTGAAATGAAAAGGGTTGCCTCCACCCCATACCTTATTGAATATAATGGGAAACCGATCAAACAATTAAGACGTTCCTTTAAGACAGCATGTAAAAAAGCCGGGATAAAATATCCTGTTCGGATGTATGATCTCCGGCATCTTTTCGCTTCAGTAATGCTTGCCGGTGGTGCCGATTTAGCCGCGGTCTCTAAAATCCTCGGGCATTCAAGCACCAAAATGACAAGCGACGTTTATTATCACCTTTTGCATGGGGAAAAACAAAGGGCCGTAAATCTTTTGCCTGATCTTCCCAATGAAAAAGATGACAATAAAAAGATCATCAGGTTGGTGGTGGATAACAAAACCGGATAACATTTCTTGTCATTTAAGCACAAAAATGTTATCCGGTTCAACAAAAAAAGCCATGAATAGAGGGCAAGAAAACAATGACCGGCTGCATGGCATTCAGGAGGTCGGCGGTTCGATCCCGCTCAGCTCCACCAATAATTGTAAACTCAACCCAACCTGCGTGGTTGGGTTTTTTATTGATTGAAGAAACAACA